CCAGCATTAACTTGTAATACCTGAGCAGCACTACCTATACCAAGAAATGTTGTGGTACTTGCACCGGATTGATAAGGAACCGACCCAGCCGCCCCACCTTGGATATTGGTCGCTGTGCCAATAACAACAGACGCAGGGGCGGACCACTGAGGCGCACTACCACTCGATGTCAATACATAATTGGTTGTGCCAATACCAAGCTTGGTCATGGCCGTGCCAGTGGAGTAATACACCATGTCACCGGCGGTATAAGTCGTTTGTCCTGTGCCGCCTTGGTCAGTCAACAAAGTTCCAGACGATGTTAACGCGCCACCTGATGATGTGAAAACAGGTTTGCTAACGGTTAATGCCGACATCACAGGCGCAGAACTAAATGTTTGAATGCCTGTAAAAGTTTGCGCCGCATCGGTACGAGCAATCGTTGCACTCGTACCTGGGAACGTCATGGTTGTTGAATCAGTGCCTGCCAGCGTCAACGAATTGTTAACACCAAAGGTCTTACCTGCCGCAATCGTTAATCCAGCACCAAATGCTGCGGTTGTGCCGTCCGTTCCAGTGAGTGTTAAGGTGTTGCTTGCAGTAAACGTCTTACCGTTAGCAACTGTCAACGTGCCTGTCGATGTTGTGATTGTCAGACCGTTGTACTTACCGCCTGTGATATCCCCCGTTGTATCGGCAATCGTTACTGCGGAGTTTTGAATAAGCTGCCCTGATGTTCCATCAAATCGTGCGACAGCATTATCTGTTGACGAAGAAGCACCTGCTACTGTTGCAATAACATAGTCGGACCCCGACCACATCACCACGGCTGTTTTACCCGCAGGAATTGTCACGCCCGTTGTTGCATTCTCTTTAATGACAACAGAGCCATTTGACTCATTACGAACAACATACCAGTTACGGCTTGTACTGCCTCCGGGGGCTTCTACGTTTCGTGTAGTTCCGGGGGTACCAGTAATACGTAAAACAGCATATCGAGCTTGGTTAGACGCAGAACCATCGCCGTTAGTCAGCACCACGTTACCAGACGTTACGTCAATAGTGGCTGATCCACCAACCGCAATATCAAGGGGCGATGTTAGCGCGTCGTTGACAGTCGTACCCCAACTGCCATCCTCTGTTCCAGGTTGTGGCTGCGCTAGTTTGAGAAGTGTGGTGTAGTTAATCATGATGTACTCACCTGAGTCCAAGTCGTTGTTTGGGCTGGGTTAATAGCAACCCATGTCGCAACCTGTGTTGTGGTAATAGCATTCCACATATCAAACAATCCTTAAGATGGCTGATGTTGGAGCAACAGTAGGAAAAGTTATATTAATATTTTGACCCAACGCCGTGAACTCTTCACCAAAATCTAGTACACAAACAGCTTTATCTGCCTTAGAACTGTTATAAATTAAGCCACCACGACACGTCAGTGTCACGCCTGTAAAAACGGCTGGTGAAACAAAGCTAAACATGGCTGTCGTACCGCTCGTAGAAGGAGCAACATTAGTTAATGCTATGCCTCCCGCGCTGTAACCTGTGCCACTCACCTCCCCTGTTGAGGTGTAAACAGTTGTCGATGCGTTTAGGTTAGCCGATGCATAGTAAAGAGCGATTTTGAACGTATCGCCGCCAACAGCACTAAAGTTATGAATACCTTGGCCAAGTTCAAGCTTAAAACTTGTGCAAGGGGTTTGAGTGATAGCCATTTATTGCACCGGATAACGAACTTGACCAGAACGATAAGCATCCTGACGATCTTTACCATCTCCAAGCTGTTTCAGTAGAGCTATGGCTTCCTGGTACTTGGCCTCTACATTAGCAACCATATCTTGTTCACCTTTCAAAAAGACATAAGCTTCTCTGATAGCCCCATAGAGCAGAGCATTGTCAAAGTTATTACCAAGCCATGTCGTAGAAGCAGTAACAATGGATTCTGGCCTATAAAAATAATGTAGCTCAACGGTTAACGAAGCATTGGGCGTTGGACCAAGAATAAATGTCAACTCGTTAGGGTAAGTTGGCATGTCAGGGCCAAAAATAGCGTAGTACTTTGGTTCACCCGTGGTTGCCGGATTGGGATAAACCTGTCTCATAAAATTAACGTCTTTATTCAACAGGTAAACATATTCCCCCGTGGCACGAATCAAGGCTAGGCTGTAGGGAGCAAGAAAATCCTCTGGGCATTCAAGATATTTAATACCCGAAGACATGGCCCCTGTTACGTTTTTACGTAGAGAGGGCAACTGAACCGTGTTGTAAATCTTATTTTCGGCCTGACGAATAAAGGTGTTCACGTTTGATGAATCAAACGTCGTCTCAACGTAGTCTTGAATCTGGGTTACAAGTTCAGTGTAGTTCATGTCACAGTCACCGTTACGTTGCCTAAGGTCACAACCGGTATGATAGCTTGTGCGATGGGTTCAGGCTGCATGCCTACAGCGCCAAACAAAGAGCTTCCGGGAGAACCAACAAAGATAGTTACCGGCTCGATACGATCCGGACGTGGTTCATAAACGGCAATTGCATCCCCGGCATAGCGCAACGGTTCAAGTTGAGGGTGTTTTGGTTCGTAGCATTCCTGGCAGACTTTAAAACCAGTCCACTCTTTTTTCAGGCTATTTAATGGGAATTGGAACCCACACTGGTCACAGACCGCCTGGGAATATTTGCCAGAAGCATAGCCGCCCATGGTCAACTTCCATATTCAAGATTGGGCGTCAAAAATACACTTGCGATATCACGATCTTCCATCGCGGCGCGCGCAAACTCTTCTTCGTAAAACGTTTTGAGAAGCTGAACGCGATCTGGCGCTTTTTTCAAAGCGATGTAGTAAGCAAGACCCGCAACCAAAGCAGGTAAAAAACGAAAAACAACATCTGCAGTATTGGTTAAAGCACCAACGTCCTGGATACGACGCACTGTGTAGTAGCGAAAAATGTAGGACTGCGCCCCATCAGGATTGGGATAAACAAAAAGTTGTGCTGGGTTTGTTCGTTGTACATAGTACTGGGCAGGACGCGCTTGCACCAGCTTATTTGGCATGTGCAAGTATTCATTTTGGCTAATTCGGTCAAGCGTAATATCTTGCTGTAGGCTTCCTGAACCAGTACGCAACACCGCAGAAAGCACATTAACCGTGTCGTCCGGAAGACTGTACTGGGGTGTGTTTTGAACAAGAGACAAGGATCGCTGCTCAATAGTCCAAAGATTTAAGCCGCGATTAGCCCAATCTGCAAACATCAAATTCATGGATCGCGCTGCGGTTCGCATATCATAACCGGTTCGCGATTCCAAACCACAACGTTCGAAAGCCTCTTCGATAATGTCATCAAACTCTAGGTTGAACGTGGCGGTCCCTGAGGTAGGCATTTATCGCATCCTTGAACGACGCAAACGCGAAAAACCAGAACTTGCCTTAGCTGCACCACCTGCCTGCATTTTGGTAGGAACCTTAACTTCTCTGATCATTTTGCCAATATCAGGATCACGGCGTTCAGGCATAACAGCATCACCTACCCGATTGACAGATCCACCATCGCTTAAACGGCCCATTTTTTTATCTTCACGGACCATTTTCTTGCCCACTGAAGTAGGTACACCTACTTTTTTCGCAAACTTGGGACTGTTAGCGATAGCAAGCATAAATTTTTGTTGCTTTTCACTCGTCGTTGGCACGGCGTCTCTCCATTAAACGATCAAGTTTCATGTCCAAGCGTTCTAAGCGATCAAGGACACGATTAATGTCGGTATGAACCTCGGATTTAGTGACATATTCCTTGGCCACTTCTTCGCGGGTCTGATTAACAAGCTTGTTAAGCCGTTTGAGCTCAGCAGACATTTCTTTCAAAAACCACCCAATTGCCCCAACCGCTACGGTTGTCAGCGTATTCCAAAGCCAGGGTTCCATGGTCTAACATTTCCATCGACGGCGCGCCTGTCTCAGGCGGCTATTTGGATCTTTTGCAGCCTCCGGAAACATTTTCATCTGACCAGCAGACCGCGCACAAAACGATTTACGTCTTTTAGCTCGTTCGCCTGACGGATTATCCTCGGTAACTGCTGTTTGGAGTTTGCTTCCTGGATTAGCGCGGCGATAAGCTTTGACCCCCTTTTCGGTCATCCCGGCCCCGGCTTTAGTTGGCCGAAAATTGCCTGACTTTACCGATGTCTTGATCGGCTTTTCACCGCGTGCCATAGCATTAGCAAATGTATGTTTTCTTGGACCGTGCTGCACCGTTACCACGTGAGGTGACGGTTACCATGCCACCTTTCTTGTAGCCCTTACCCATCATGCCGCCGCCCATCTTACGAACAGGCATGGAATCCATGTTCATCATGTCATCACCCATCATGCCCTCTTTGGATGATTTGGCGTAACTCATGCCCTTGTCCATACTCATGCCGGATTTTTTACGGCGCATATTCATCTTCATCATGGCTTAGTTCCTTTAAGCGTAGAAGGCTGTGATTGCTGTTATGTTGGTCAACGTTGCATACGAGCTGCTAGTGCAAAGCAGACCATCTTCGGGTAGGTGAATATAGACAGTAGTTCCGTTAGCGACCGTATCAATCGTAGCTACGGTTGTACCAGAAGAGCCACCATCTTTGATTACAACGGATCCTGTAGATCCACCTGGGACAATGTAAAGACCCTTGACGCGGCTACGACCACCAAAAATAACACCACTGGCAGCAAGCCGCGTACTTTTTACATCACTTGTAAATGCCATGTCACTGCTCCGAAGGATCTTGGGTTGCCAGGAAAGATGGCGTATCCAAGCGTTGGATCAGTCCTCTCATTACGTCAATCGCGGCTTGGGAAGCAACGGCCACATCATGCGCATGGTCCCGTTGCTTTTCCATAACCTCAATCTCTTTGAGCAAGAACTCTTTAGTAATCTCCATCAGGCAACCGTGCTACACATGATGTAGTAGGTGGTGCCGTTGTCACTGATCACGGGGATCGTGTGCGTTCCGGCAAGAGTACCAACCGCTGCACGGAAGACGCCAGCTGCCGCAGGAGCAGGTACGCGAAGCAGTGCTCCAACCGTGCCTGTACCACTATTGGTACAACGAAGATATGTAGCACCGGACCATGATCCACCAGAAGCAAAGTCAGAATCAAGTTGGATGGCAGAAATCGTACCGCCGGGGGCTGTTGATGTGCCACCAAGGGTCACACGAAGCGCGTTACCTGCTCCAGAGATCGTACCCGAACCATTGATTGAAAGAGAAATATGCGCGCCGTTTACCGTTCCGCCAGTGGCAGCATTGGCTCCCGTCACACGAGTCAAGAAACGGGCTGTTTCTCCAGAACCTGTGGAGGTGAACTCAATACGGCTGTAGTTCAAACGCACATCGCCCGTGGTATTGGACGCTGTAACATAAGAAGAAGAAACGTTAGAAGCGGTTGAAACGGTGATGGGGGAAGTGACTGTGCCGCCGATAAAGCCGTTTTGTGACTGTACGGGGCCGCTGAAGGTGGTCAGTGCCATAATGTCCTCACATGCGAGTTGAGAGCGTCCGTCTGCATGTCGTCTGCTCGGCCAGTCTGACGCTCAAATAATTCCGAGAATACGACTTTGTATCAGTTTGCGATCAGAGTGTCAATCAAAAACAAAACCCCCGCTTTTGGCGGGGGTCCTGACTGGAAAAAGGCTTAGTTAAGCGCCTTCGCTTCCATAGATGCCTCTCGGATCAGACCATCCAAACGAATAACGCTCTCTTGCGCGATAACGAACGTTCCCCGTGTCGAAGTCACCTTCGAAAGCGGTTTTGATCGGTGAGCGCTGGAACATCTTCAAGCCGTTAGGAGCATCGGTCAAAAGGAACCATGCATCCACGTCGGTTAGGAAGTGGTTAACGGTATAACCCTGTGGAACCATGCCCATTGAACGCACCGCGTTAATGTCATTGTCCGCTGTTCCAGGACGCAGCGTGGTCTTCATCAGACGCTCGGCTGTGAACTGAAGCTCTTTGGGTACAACCATTTTGGTTACCTGAATGGCAACCTTCAAACCACGTTCATCGGTAAACCCAGCCACATCGATGATGCCCTGTTCCAACGAAGTTTCGTTGAGATCAGCAGCAGTCGCCGGTGTGTTACTGAAGTTGGGGCCGAGTGCCGTGGGGTGTGCGCTGTTACACAAGGACACACCATCACCGCCGTTGTAAGAACCGCCGGTATTGAAGGCGTTGTTCAGGATGCCAGCACCCTTCACCTGCTTGGTGTTTGCCATGGAACGGGCAAGTGCCTTGGTGTAGCGAACCGAAAGACGGTCATAGAGGTTGTCCTCAATGGCTTCTTCGGTAAGCGCAAACGCCAGAGCAATGGTTTCATGGCTATAACGAGCAGTGAACGATTCCTGCGCGCTGTCGTAGTTAACGCCAGCACCTTCCTGCTTGACAGGAGCGGAACCAAAGCCGGTCAACATGACCTCTTCTTCAAACGCACGGTCAGAATTCTCAATAGAGAAAATCGCCTCATGTTCGTTTTCGTAACGGTCATACTCCATGCCAAACAGCGCATTGAGACCCGGCTCTAATTCCTTGACTAGTTGAGCACGTGTAATGGCCATGATTAAACTCCCGCAGTGCCAGTGCCACCTTTGTAGAGGTGGTTGTTAACGGCAACGATGAGATCTGCATTAGCAGAAGTCACATCATTGTTCCCATCGGCCTCATACACACCAACAACCTTAAAGGTGTAGGTAGCATTACCCGTTGCAGGTGTGCCGACTTGTTGACCCGATACACCATAGGTCGTGCTTCCAGATACACTCGTATCAAGCGCTGCATTGCGGCCAATACAAGTAGCACCGGCGGTGCCCACGCACTGAACAACAAAGAGCTGGTTGGGGTTATCCGCAACCATTGCAACAATGTCGCTTGCGTTGGTCTGGGAATACTGATTGCTCCAGGTAGGTTTGCCTGTCGTGGGGTCTGTATAGGAACAGCCCATAAACACGCCAACGATTGCACCTGAAGTTGTACCTGCAGCCAAATAGCCGCCAGACAACGTCACCACATCACCTTGAAAAATAGATGTGGCGTAGTTGGCTGAAATGGGATACGACGTTAAACCTTGGGTATCGTATCCCGCGCCATTTGCACCGACAGGGCGAAAACCAAAAGCCTTATTGGTATTTGCCATGATTCAGTCCTTAAAAAATTAAAGATACCGAGTTAACCTCGGCTTCCAAAAGTCGTGCGGGAACTCCGTTCTGGGGTCTGGATCCGCATGGATGAGTGGGCATTCTCACGCAACATTTCATTGTCTACGGCGTGCATTTGATCCCGGGCCTTCTTGTGGTAGTACGTGTTGCGCTCTTCAACGGTTTCCAAAGGCACCTTTGCTAGCAATAAACCGCCAACAGCAATAACCCCAGCATGCTTGCCATCTTCCATAACAGGAAGAGTGTTCTGGTATTCGGGCGAAAGATCTTCGTTACGAACCAGTTCGTAACCCTCCCGCAAACGACCATAAACATGCTGTTTATCTTCAAAACCATTTACCTCTGCGCGAATCCAACGGTACTTATACCCTTCAGGGGCAGGAGGTGCATCAAGACGCGAAGGCGGTGTCCAAGGCTTGCGACGAGCTTCTTTCTCACGATTTTTGCGAGGGGCTCTATCGATAGTTAATTGTTCGCTCATGTTTATTCCTTCACGTATTTGGCATATTCCTCAAGAGGAACACCCAATTTTTTTGCCATAGCAACCTGACTGGGAGATAGCTTGACAGCTCTGCGCGCACTGTTGATCCCGGAACTACGGGAAGCAGGAGCTACAGCAGGCGCGGAACGCTGTGTCCTGGGTTGAGGTGCGTCATCCTGATTAAACTTATTGGGAAATTGTTCCCGCAGGCGACTATTTAATTCAGTATAGTAATCATTGGATTCCGGGTCAATCCCTTCATCTTCAATGAGTGTTTGATGAATACCCCACGCAGCATAAGTCATAACACGGTCTTTACCAAACCACTTGTTATCTTTTGCCCACTGTTCTGCTTTTTCGCTGGGTTTTGGTTTTTGCTGTGGAGGAGGTTGTGCGGGAACCTGCTGCTGAATATTGGCAAAAGGATCTGGCGCAGCTTGTTGAGGCTGTGGTTGTGATTGGCTTTGCAACCACTGATTTACCTGACGATATTCCGCTGATAAATCATTAAGCCGTTGATTGGCTTCCATTTCCGTATCAACATCGCCTTCTTCCCGGGCCTTTTTAATAATGACTTTTAGCGTAGCCTGCTGCGTTTCCATACGCTGCTTGGCTTCATTCAAGCGGCTGTAGTCCGTGTGAACCAAACGCTTTTCAAGGTCTTGGGTTTTTGATTGCAAACCTTTTGCATATTCCAAAGCGGCCTGTTCACGACGCTCCGCTTCGCGCATGCGCGCAGTCAATTTCGCAATACGTTTTTGAACTGTATCGCTAACCGCATCTAATTCGCTTTTATGCTGATCGGCTACTTGTGCTGGCGTTTGTTCAACGCTTTCTTGCTGCGGTTTTTCGTCAGGAACCTGAACTGCAACCTCTGTTTCCTGTTCATTTTCACCGAGATCAAACTCAAGCTGATCATTGGGGTTATTAAGTGCCATGGTGTTTCCTTACATGTGCAAAATATCTTTGGGATCATTGATAGTGGCCAAAATTTCGTCATCATTTAAGATGCGTATCTCACCACCATCAATATTCATGCGTGCCCCGGCATAGCGACCAAAAATAATCCAATCGCCTTGCTTGCACCACGGGCCATCAGGAAATTTCTCCTGATCTTTGTAGGCTAGCGGACCTACGCTCAGCACATAACCACATGTTGTAGTTAGCTGATTGCGTTCAACGGTCTGATCCGACAAAGCAATCCCGCCCTTGCTCTTTTTTGCACCTCGGTAAGGAAGAATGACGATCCGCCAACCGGTGGGTCTGGGAATTCGATCTAAAACAGAGGATTCAAGGTCTTCAACCTTTAAATCACCCTCTTCCGTGTAGGCATCGGTCAAAGTCGGAACACGTTGCTCCGCTTCCCTTGCCCATTTTTGTTCCAAAGCAGTTACAGTCATGTTGGTGTCCTCAGTCATCAGGGTTTTGCTTCAAAAGTTTGTGAATTTCAGCTTCCACAAACGAAATGCCCTCGATGCGGCCCATCAAATGCTTGTACTGCTCCATAGACACGACACGATTAGCTAAAACCATCGTTTCGGCATCAGCTTTTAACTGACGAACACGCTTTAATAGCGTTTCTGTGAACTCAAGCATGGATTGCTCCAATGAAGCAGACGGTTTGTGCCACCCTCTGAAGGCATTTGCTGCGATTATGCACTAATTTACGTTATTTTCACTTTTTTAAAAGCATCTTTGCGATAAATCATCGTTGGTTTAGGCGCAGGAGGTGGCGCAATACCTTCTTTTCTAGCCTCTCTAAGGTTCTTTTTCACAACTTTTTGTTGCTTATTGCCTTTGGCGTGCATTTTGACTCCTTGCTTGAGCAGCCTGCGCTGCTTGTGCAGCGCGCGCTTGGGTTGATTGCTGTTGTTGCGCTAACCGAGCTTGATCAATGGCCACATCGTTCTGTTCACGCTGCTGATCAAAAGCTAAACGCTGCTTATCCATACCAATTTTGGCTTCTTCAACCTGACCGCGTTGCTGTATTTCGGCTTTTTTCAGTTCAATCAAAGGATCGGGTTGTTGTTGTCCTTCACCAGAGAGCTCTGATTGCAGTTTTTTGACCTCTTGGAAAT